GGCAAGGTCGATTTCGTCAAGTAACAATATTGCTCCTCGTTCGAGTGCTTCGATGACTGGGCCATTGTGCCATACGGTCTCGCCATTAACAAGACGGAAACCACCAATAAGATCATCTTCATCTGTTTCAATAGTAATGTTTACACGAATAAGTTCTCTACTAAGTTGAGCACATGCTTGCTCTATGGAGAATGTTTTACCGTTACCTGATAGTCCTGTAACGAATGTTGGATAGAATTGCTTTGATTGTATAATCTTCTTAACGTCATTGAAACTTCCAAACTTAACAAAGGTCTCATCCTTTTCTGGAACTAGGTTTCTCTCTGCTACTGGTTGTCCAGATGGTGCTGCGAATGATCTCTCAATCTTCTCTACTGCTTTAGTTGTAACTTTAAGATTCCACTTACCCTTAGATACTTTATGCTTTTGTATCTTTCTAGTAACTGTGGAGTATGCAATATCATTCATAGCACAGAATGCTCTGATATCAGGAGTGGTAAACTCGTTACCGTAGTTACTTCTTAATCCGTCGATAACCTGCTGTTCGGTCATTTTAATCTCAAAAGGTCTGAAAGTCATGATGTAATTGTTTTATCTATACAATCATTATAGACAAAAAAAGGAGGTGAAGCACCTCCCAGTAGACACTTTGTTAATTGGTTTAAAAAGAATTTTTAAATGAACTCACATCAAATAAATCTCCTCTAACACCACCACCATTATCAGTCTTTACATCTGGATCTTTCTTTTTATTTAATGGTGGCGGAAATTTTTTAATTTTTTGATCAGCACTATCTAAATCTTTTTGAAGTTCCTTAAAAGTTTTAATTCTGTACTTAGGTGTTGCAATTACTTTTTTATTTCCAGTTTCCATCTAACTCTTAGAATCAATAAAAGCTTTAAGTTGAACTACTAACTTTGCATGAGAAATTCTGCGATCAAGTTCAATACCATATTCTCTACCCAAATCCTCCAACTCTTTCTTATTCAACTTGAGTAATTTTTCTTTAGGGTAACCCCTAGTATTATTCACTGACTCTACTTTCTCTACAACAGGTTGTGGTGTAGGAGTAACTTTCTTACCCTCTCCCTTTAGTAAATCCCCAAAATGACTCATTTTTCTACTAATTCGTTCTCAGCTATTTATCAAGCAACAAACTCTATGAACTCACTTAGTATCTTCTTGTTCATCTTCTTACCCTTAAGACTCTTGAAAAATGCTTTCTTGATGTCTGTCTTGGTTGCATCTTCCTTGACTTCAAATGTATCATCACTATCAAGTGCTGAGGCAGAGAGTCCAAAGTATGCATGATATCCAGACTTCCTGATTACAAATGATTTCTCCTTTCTCCAAACTTTCATAGTCTTTTCAAGTTCTTCACCATATCCAATATATCTCCTAGCAAAGTATGAAGCTTCTCTTGGAGGTAGTATTCTGAAACCTATGAAGTTTACATCAGTAAATTTATCTCTAAGATTTTGTAATAATACATCAGTCATACTAAAAGCATTACCATCAAATGTATATGTATTACCTGTCTTCCTATCTCTAAGAATACAATGTTCCCCTATGTAAGAAGTTCCCATGTATTTTTCACACTCTTCACCCCATCTATTTGAAAACTCTCTATGAAAACGTAAAGGATGTGCTTCACCATCAGTAAGAATTACACATTGAACTTTCTCTACCTGATTATCTTTTTTAAACTGAGGTAGTATCTCGTGTAGACAAACCATTGTCTCATTCAAAGGAGTTCCTGATAGACCCATCCCTAATGGAATGTTGTAGTAGTTTGTATAATTCCAAGAAAATGCTTTAGCAATCAGATATATATTCTCCATCTGAGATTCAAGAGTCTTTGAGTTTACTTTGTGTGTTAAAAGATTCAACAATGAGAAACATCCATCTATTTGTGCTAAACCTTCCTTAACCTCATAAGATGTTTTAGTATTTGGATTTGGATAACAGTTTGTAAATGCATAAACTTCAAATGGTATTTGAATCTTTCTGCAGAACCAGATTAGATTGTAAAGTTGTTTGACAGTATCCAACATCACAGAGTTCATAGAACCAGACCAATCAAGAATGAATACTAATCCGTGATTTTTACCATCAGGAAGAACTGTAACTTTCTTGAATAGATCCTCACTATATTTGTAAGTATGAAGTTTAGTTGTATCAAGAACTCCTGTACGTGATGTAGCAGCACGAGCGTATGCTGATGCTGACTTCTTCATCTCAAACTCTTTTACAAGATAATTAACTTCTTTCTGTGCAGACTTCTTAAAATCTTTAAAGTCTTTCTTTGCATCATTAAGAGATTCAAGAACTGCTTTTGCGGGATCATGTGTTGAGTCAAGATACTGATGTGTTTTTCTATTTGTAATCTGATCATTCCACTCAAGTTCTATGCACTTGTGAATATGAGCATTATCTATGATGATATGACCAACGTTAACTTTAGGTAATTCAAAGTATTCGTTCTGGATAGAATCAGATTTGTTTAGATTTTGTATTGATCTATCTAATGAAGTTGCAGAACTAATTTCTATTCCTCCTTCTCCAGATTCAATTTTTTGTATTGCTTCATCCAACTCCTCTGCAGGGATCTCAGAGATAGAAATATTTGATGAAGATTGATTTTCAATCTCGGACTCATCTTCTTCTTCTGCATCTGCCGTCTGAAATTCTGTATCGTTATTTATTTCTTCATCAGAATCTTCATCACTTGAATCACCAAATCCATTACCTAACTGACCAAACATTTGTGCTTCTTCTTCTCTCTTCTGCTCCAACTCTTTCTTCATATCTTCTATCTCTTCCTTACAATACTCATGAACTAATTTAGAAACATCAAGAACATCTTCAAATGTTTCTGTAGCACCAACCATAGAAAGTAATTCCTTCTCACGATCATTCTTGAAAGGAATATCATTGAAGTTACCGATTTTGTAGTATAGATTTACACGATCAGCAAAGTTGAATGTGTTTAGGTTCTTACCTTGAATCTGGAAAAAATCTGAATCACTCAACTCATGATAACCTGAGTAGAAAGTTTTTGATAATCCTGCATACTTTCTCTTCATCATTTTCTCTATGCGAACATCCTCTACAACGTTCACAATACCCATTGGTATATTTAATTTCTCAAACCAGTTATCATCAGGTGTGAATAATGCGTGACCAACTTCATGACCTACAAGTGCATCATACACATTATTACTTGCCTTATCCCACATTGGTAGTGTAAGAACACGAGTGTGTACGTTGAAACATGCAGTCTCAACCTTCTTACTCTCTACTATGAGATCCTCTGTAGCTAGTAACTTAGCGAGTTGTCCTTTTACTTCGTGTCTTACAGTCATGTGCTTAATTATCTTATACATCTATTATAATTAAGAAACCGTCTCAAAGGACGGTTAAGTGGACACTTTTTTAATTGGTTATGATACTATCTGAGAAAATCCCTTGACCTTATCAAACTTCAATACATTTTCAAATCTGTCTTGCATATCAATTTTGTGTGAGATCACAAAAGTGTTCGCATCTTTAATTATAAACTTAATGATTTTAAGGAAATCATCAGTTCCAAAAGTATCGAGAGAACTATCAAAAATTTCATCCATGATCAATAGATTAGTATTAATGGAGTTTTTTACTCTCGCAACTTCTCTCCAAGTGAATAAAAGTGCTAGATCAATTCTCATCTTTTCACCTTCACTAAACGAACTATAAGTAAAATCTTCATGCAAGGGAGACTGTATTGTTTCACCAAATGCTTCATCAAGTTGGAAGTTAATATAAAACTCCATCTTTTGAAGGAAACGATTCACTTGCTGATTTATGAATGGAAGATATTTTTTGATGATCTTTGTCTTCACCCCATCGTCTTTTAACAGTGAATATGCAAAGTCATGGTATTGTATGTCTTCCTTTTGTATTGATAACTCTTCGGTAGTTTTGTCGAGATTTCCTTTAAACTCTTTTAATTTCTCATGTTCAGTATTTCTGTTTTTAAGTTGACTGGTAAGTGTTTGAATTTCAGATTCAAGATTTCGGATCTGTTTCTGGTTGAGATTAATCCGAGTGTTGTTCTGAGAAATATCATGGTTGAGTTTAGTAATCTCCTTTGATAATTTGTTGAAGTGACGCTCTCGGTTTTGCTCTTTTTTGATAGTCTCTTCAAGGTCTTCGTAACCCTTCTTAAGTTCCTTCGCTTTAGTTTGAACGTCATTAATTCTATTTAATCTGAATGATTCTTCTATAGGTTGGGTACATGTAGGGCATGATACATTATCATTGAAAAACTTGTGCTCTTTTGTAAGGGTTGATACTTTATTAGATATTTTGCCTTTAAGATTGTTAAGAGTTGCTAACTTCTCAGATGATCCGATAAGTTTACTTTGTTCCTCAGTTCTCTCTACTACAGTCTTTTCTATCTCTTCATTATCTAACACATACTGATCCGATTCTGCAATCAACGTATCAATATTACCTTTATTCTTCTCTATATTCTTTTTTCCCATGTCTTCAAGTTCAGTAATAAACTTTTCTTGCATGGTCATTTTATCTTTAATATTTTCTCTTTTCAAATCTAGAGATTTGACACCATTTTTCTTTTCACGTATTCGATCTTTAATTAAATTATTCATTGCCGAAAAGATACGAATATCTAATAGATCTTCAATCACCTCTCTTCTATTTGGTGCAGACAGTTGCATAAATGGAACAAAAGAACTACTACCCAAGATAACTATCTGAGTAAATGATTTATAATTTAACTTGAGTATCCCTTGCTCCAGTATCTTCTGCATCGCACGATCATCTGCCTCTTTATGAAGTTCTACTCCATTCACTACTATGTTGAATATGTTTGGTTTAATACCTCTTTGAACTTTATATTGCTTTGTATTAATAGAGAAATCTATTTCTACAACACATTCTCTTTCATTAACTGCATTTACTAACTGTGACTTATTAATCTTACGAAATGGTTTATTAAATAGAACAAAAGTAAGTGCATCTAAAACTGTAGATTTTCCAGCACCATTTGTCCCTATCACTAAGTTGGTATGATTACTCTGGAAGTCAATCTCTGTCCAATGGTTTCCTGTTGAAAGGAGATTTTTCCATTTAATCTTTTGAAACGTTATCATCTAGTTTGGGCGGTATAACAATGTCTTCGGGTTTAATCACTGCA